AAAATACCTCAACTCCATTCAAAGTATTATACTCTTTATAATACAATTACTTTGTTAAGGGAGAGAGCAAGAGAACAATATAATAAAGTTAGACTAGAAAGATATAATTATTACACTGGAAAAGCAACAGCAGAAGTATATGCAGAAGAACCATTTCCATATAAGGTTCGTGAAAAAGATGCAATACAAAGACATCTCGAAGCAGATGATAAGATGAATAAAGTTGATATGAAAATTAAATACTATGACATAATGCTCAAGTTTTTAGAAGAAATAATCCGAAATATATCTGGACGGACTTATCAAATTAAAAATGCTATCGAATGGAATAAATTCCAAGCAGGTTATAATTAATAAATAACTTAGTAGATTTAATAATACAATGAAGCCAACTCCAAAAGAAACAAAAAAGATACACGAAAACTATGAGAAGGTAGTGAAGCATCTCATAGATGAAAAGTATGCAGTAGATGGTGATGCAGCAGATAAAATAATCTCAGGAATGAGTCAGGATTGGTTCGATACTATTGTAGGATAGGTTTATAAAACACGACTAAATAATTGATATTGATCGATGTTATGTCGCATTTGATAATATCAAAAAAGAATGAAGTGCATCTTCAGATAGAGTCTGATATGCACGTTTATTATGAGTTAGCAGACTATTTCACCTTTGAAGTACCAGGTGCAAAGTTTATGCCAACTTATAAGAATAAGTATTGGGACGGAAAGATAAGGTTATTTAATATTCAGAACAATCAGATATATGTTGGACTTTTAGACAAAATTGTACAGTTCTGTAAAGACCACGAATATACATACGACTTTCAACCAAGTAAGTTCTATGGTTTACCTTTTGAAGTAAATGATAGTATTTGTGAAGAAGGTGTCAAAGATTATATGAACGCTGTAAGTAAATATAAACCTAGAGATTATCAGATTCAGGGAGTACACGACGCTTTAAAATACAATCGTAGGTTATTGATATCTCCAACTGCTTCAGGAAAGTCGCTGATGATATACGGGATTGTGAGATATTACGTTGAAAGAAAACTAAGTATTCTGATAGTAGTTCCGACGACATCCTTAGTAGAACAGATGTATAAAGATTTTGAGGATTATGGTTGGGATGTTGGTTCATTCTGCCACAAGATATACGCTGGTAAAGAAAGAGAAACAAATTCTCAGGTAATTATTACAACTTGGCAATCGATATACAAACTTCCTCGTAAATACTTCAATCGTTTTGGATGTGTAATTGGAGATGAAGCACATCAATTTAAATCAAAGTCATTAATATCTATAATGTCTAAACTTGATAATGCCAAATATCGTTTTGGTTTTACAGGAACTCTTGATGGAACACAGACACATAAGTGGGTATTAGAGGGATTATTCGGACCATCATATAAAATTATTAAGACCGACGAGCTTATGAAGAAAGGTCATGTAGCGACGTTGGATATTAATGTGCTTCTATTGAAACACTCACCAAATAAGTTTGAAACATTTGAAGATGAGATACAATACATTATTGGACATCAAAAAAGAAATAACTTTATTAAAAATCTTGCTCTCGACCTCAAAGGTAATACATTAATTCTATTTGCAAGAGTCGAAGGACACGGAGAACCCCTATATAATTTAATACAGGAGAGCAATGTACTTGAACAACGACAAGTCTTCTTCGTACACGGAGGAGTTGCAACAGAAGATCGAGAAGAGGTTCGCTCAATTACAGAAATGGAGAATAACGCAATCATTATTGCCTCATATGGAACCTTCTCAACAGGAATCAACATTAAAAATCTTCATAATGTCATCTTTGCTTCCCCATCTAAATCTCGAATACGAAACCTTCAATCAATCGGAAGAGTCTTAAGAAAGGGAAACAATAAAACAAAGGCAACTTTATATGATATTGCCGATGATATTAGTTACAAGTCAAGAAGAAACTATACACTGAATCACCTCATTGAGAGAATAAAGGTGTATAATGAAGAGAACTTTAACTATGACATTGTAAAAATACCTTTGAAAAATTAATGATTCAAGATAATGAAGTATTTGTAATTGATGATTTTATTGAAAAAGAATATCAAGAACAAATTAAAAAAGTATTACTAGGTAGTGAACCTTTTGATGACCAAGAGTTTCCTTGGTATTTTATTGAAGATGTTACAGCATCAGGTGATGATGATAGTCAACATAGACCAGCGATGAGTCATCAATATGTTGAATTTCAAGACGATAAAGATTCAATGGGAGTTGTAGCAAGTGATTTTCATGAGATGTTTATACCTATGCTTCAAAGAGCTGCTTTTAAATTTCGTATGCCATATGTAAATGCACTTCAAGGACGATCTTTTTTACAATTTCCAACAAACAAAAAAATGACTGTTGATCTTCCACATATTGATATCTACAGTCGAAAGCATTTAGTTTGCTTATATTATGTTTGTGATAGTGATGGAGATACTATCATTTACAATGAGAGAGAAAAAGATAGACCTGATGGAATCTATACAATTAAGGAAAGAGTTACACCAAAACAAGGTCGTGCTGTATTATTTGATGGTTGGTTAATGCACACAGCAGAACAACCCATAAATAATGTTAGATGCATTGTAAATTACAATTTGGATTAATGGGAGAGGAATTCTACGCTGCCTTAAAACTTATTACTGGTGAAGAAATCTTCGCACTTGTCTCTGTCGATGAGAATGATGGAGATTCAATTATTATGCTTTCAAATCCTGTCATTATGAAGATGATGCATAGTCCAGCTGGACATTATGTAAAAGTAAAACCTTGGTTAGAATTACCAGATCAAGATTTATTTTTAATTAAGTATGATAAAATTATTACGATGTCTGAAGTATCTGATAAACAGATGATTGAATTCTATAATCGTTATTTAAATGAAGATGATATAGATATTGAACTTGATGGAAAAGTTTCTTTATCAGAAAAAATGGGATTATTGACTACAGTTGATGATGCTCGTCTAAAGCTAGAAGAGATATTTAAGAATAATATAGATAAGCCTAACAACCCTTGAACCTCTACAAAGGTTATTGTACATAAATTTCAGTGACTTGTCAAGTCCCATAAATTATGTTATACTATCAATATATTAAGTCAGGTATATGGCAAAGAAAAAATCAGAGCATTATGTAAATAACCGTGAACTTTTAGAAGCATTAATTGTATATCGTGCACAGGTCAAAGAAGCAGAAGAGAATGATTTACCAAAACCACGTATCACAAATTACTTAGGTTCTTGTTTTTTAAAGATCGCAACACATTTGTCATATAAACCAAACTTCGTTAATTATATGTTTCGTGATGATATGATATCTGATGGTATTGAGAACTGTGTTCAGTATATTCATAACTTTGATCCAGAGAAATCAAGAAACCCGTTTGCTTACTTTACTCAAATCATACACTATGCTTTTCTAGACGTATACAGAAAGAGAAAAAACAAATGGAGATCCGTGAAAAGATCATTGAGAAGTCGGGGTATGACGAGGTTATGCATGTTGACGATGATGGGGGCTTTTCTAGCGACTATAATTCAATAAAAGAGGCAGTACAAACAAAGATGAATCAATGAAGATAGCGATTATAACTGACACACACTTCGGAGGCAGAAGGGGTAACAAGGTATTTCACGATTTCTTTCAAAAATTTTACGATAATATATTCTTCCCAGAATTAGAGAAGAGAGGAATTAAGTATTGTATTCATATGGGTGATGCCTTTGATAATAGAAAGAATATAGATTACTGGTCTTTAGATTGGGCAAAAGAACATGTATATGATAAGTTTAAAAATTTGGGGGTCAAAGTTTGGCAACTCGTAGGTAATCATGATGTCTATTATAAGAATACAAACAAGATCAATTCAATTGATTCACTCCTAGAACATTACGATAACATCATTCCTATATCTAAACCAGACACATATGATGTAGATGGATTCAAAGCAATGATGTTGCCTTGGATATGTGATGAGAACTATCAAGAGACTCTTGCAGCAATAGAAAAGTCAGATGCTAAGA